CATAGGTCCAGTCCAAACAGCATCTTGTGGAAAGTATACCATACCTTGTTGCATTCTACCCTGGATTGCCCGTGCACGTAACTCCTTATCTCGCCTACCAACTTTTAAGTCTTTAAAGTAGGCTTCAGATAGGCCTCGCTCTCTTGTTCTTTTTTCTAAAAATGGTCCCAGGGCCATCTCGATATGGCCTCTTTCTATTCCCACTATACCTGGACGCCATAATTCGTACAAGTCTAAAATTTGCTCTACTAATTCAAAACCATCGTACTTACCACGAACGACGTCAACAATAAATAAATTATCATATTCATCGACACCAACAACAATACCAACTGAGTAATCGTTCCTATCACGCTGTCCGATCGCAAGATCCCATGCACAATAATAACGAAGTTTTGAAGTATCAATCTCATTGAAATCATAATATGCGATCATGTCGCGGTTAAAGTATTCGCCTTCATCAGATACGGGATTCTGTTGGTAGAGAGCAGACCAATCGCGCGGGCCAATGGCTTTCCTTATCTGCTCGAGAGCATCTACATTATATCTCTCTGGGTGTAAACTTTCACCTACTTTTCTAAAGTTCTCGTCTTCTTCTGCAATGGCTGGGTAGCGAATGACTTCCCATTCGTCTGCACCTTCATCTGCCTGGGTCAACAAGCGGCCGGCCAGGTCGTCGTCGTGCCAACGCGTAAGAATCACAAGTATGCCACCACCTGGGGACAGCCTTGTATAAGCGGTAGACGTGTACCAATCCCAAGTCGCATCTCTATTATTATCAGATTCTGCATCTTCTCTGTTTTTTACTGGATCATCAATCACCATTACATGCGCACCTTTACCAGTAATACCACCACCAACACCCGCTGCAACATAACCGCCGCCTTGGGTCGTTTGCCATGATTCTACTGACTGAGAATCCTTATCAAGTCTAGATTTTTCAAACACATTTTTGTATACTGGTTCTCTTAGCAGTTGACGCACTTTTCGTGAAAAACTCATAGCCAAAGAGCCTGAATAAGAACAACTTATAAACTCATGCTCGGGATGCCGGCCCAAGTGCCAGGCAGGGAAAGCAATACTAGCCAACGTAGATTTACCATGTCGAGGTGGCATAAAGAGCATCAGTCTTGGTGATTCTTTATTCGCAACCTGTTCGCTGAACCTTTCTAGTCTTTGACATACATCTTTGTGCACCCACCCTGCTATATAGTCTGAATTAAATCGTTCAACAAATGGGAGTAATCTTTTACGTGCTAAGACTCTTTTCGCTAATTCTCGTTCTGCTTTTGCTTGAGCAGAAAGTTGAGCTTTTTTTGACTTCTGATCAGTCGCTTTTTGGGGCTCGGGTATTGCTTCAGCCTCGTCCGCTCGACAGTATACGCAAATTTCGTCAATAAGAACTAGGTTCTCTGGGTAGAGCCCTCGGCACCTTTTACATTCAGTCTTCTTTACTTCCATCTGGCTCTAAATATTTTGTATCATTACCGGCTATCTTTAAAAGTTCAGCATCAGTTAATTTCTCTAATTGTTCTACTTTCTCTACATTTATATTGATCATGGTCGCTTGTTCAGGAATATGTAGACCGTGGAGCTTGCATAACGAATCGACGACGTTCTTCTCTTCAGTCGAGTTGGCTGCTTTTGAATGAGCTTCTAAGTACATGCCAGTTGCTGTGTTCTTATCGAACTTTACTTCTTCGCGCATTTCATTACGCAAATAGGTTAGAGCTTTCTGCATTTTGGGAGTTTTAAATATTTGATAGACACGGTCCATGTCCTTGTACCCCGCAGCACGTCCGGCGGCCGCTTTACTCATTCCCCGTAGATGAAACAAAACTAGCCGCTCTTCCTGTACAGAAAGCTCATTAAGTTGTAAACCGGCATAGGGCAAATGAGATTGTAACTCAGTCCTATCTTCTTCGGTCATATTTGTGGGTCTATCTTCGTCTAATAATCGCATGCTGAAAGATTATATTAAAATTTTTCCTTGTGTGTAACTATATTTTTACACCACCAATATAATTCATCTTCTGTCATTGTATGCTTAATTAAGTTAACACGCCAACAAACCAGTTGAATGTTAGGTAATATGTATTCAATGTTAGGGTCAATTCTGTCAATTGAAACATTAGTATTTCGTTTTTCTCCACCCTTGTGCCACGTCATGAAGGCCCCGGACAACGCACAACGGCCATTTTGTTTGTCCCATAATGCGTTAAGTTGTTCTGGGGTTAATTCAAATACCATCCCCTCTTCTTTTTCTCTTGAGTACTTAAGTTGGTTCCATAAATTTTTTAAATATTTATAAGGACTTGAACTTTTGGATATATTAGCGAGGGATAGACCACAGGGTCTACACACTTTTCTATTTCCCTCAAAATCTTTCCTAGGTAGATTTTTTTCACACCTTTCACATATTCTATCCGCCATAATTTTTTGTGAAAATTTTTTATTAAAAATACTATACCATATCACTCTCTCATTCCCTCCCCCCTCGACCAGTAGAACCCCCCAACCCCCGATCCGGTTTTGTATTTTGGAACCTTGTTTCTAACTTTTGGAACCTTGTATGAAAACCAGTAGGCAACGACAGTCTCGTACCTCGTCTGTCGTAAGTCTTATATGATTTGTTATTAATATAAATAGGGGAAACCCGGAGGTATATATAACATGTTAGAGAAATCTATAAGAGCTATACAATTTATAGCTAAACCTGCAGTGAAACTCACTACTACTCTCGCAAAGAAAGTAGCCGAGCAAGCTGTTCCTAGAACCGTCGAGTTTACAAAGACTTGGCAACGCGAATGGGATAAAGACGCTAGTAGCATTAAACCTACTATCATCCAACCCCAACCTAAACCTACCTCTTCTTCTGAAGATATAGGCGACGTCGGCATCTGTCGCTTTTGTGAAGGTCCATATATTGATGGACACTGTCAAGAGTACAAGTGTTGGAAATAACTAACCCGGGGGCTTCGGCCCCCACATTTACCGCAGGAGGTAAATCATGAGAACGATACTTACTATCATCTCTTTTCTTATGTTTGTTCTATCTTCCATTCTATTTGGCTTTATGGTCACGAATGGAATTGGACAACCATTAGACTTCGGACTACAGACTGCAATGGCGATCATCATGGTCTCATTCGCTTTTGCAACTGTACTCCTAAATAGGTAATCATTATGAGAGATAACATATTCACAATTACCTTGAAGGAAAAACACCCTATTCAATACTACCTAGCTCGTAGCTTTGGCGTACTAATAGGGATAATACTATCACCAATCCTTCTACCACTCGCTTTATATATCACATATAGAGTAAACAAAAACATCAAAGACCACATTCAAACTCTTTGATTCTCCCCGGGGGCTTCGGCCCCCATTCTTTTTCCCCTAACCAGCGAGTGCGTGCGTGCCTACTATCATGTGCACTACTATCATCGCGAAGCGATGTGGATGACGTGCGCAGGCGTGCGCTCGCTGTGCGAAATGTGTTCCACATGTTCCACGGGCCAAACCCCTTGTGGAACATTTGCGTGGAACACGATTTATGGCACAGCTATGCACCCTAGCACGGAATATTGGTACGGATGTTCCAATGTTCCAGCAAAAACAGAACTTGCGTAAGACTGAACGTCGACCGTTGTTATTGTTCTTGATATTTTGTTAACCAAAAAGTAGTGGAACATCTGGAACATTTCCCAATTATCCAGTAACCATGCACCTTTCGCGTGTTCCACGAGGCCCATTTTACGTGGAACATTGTGGAACACGTGGAACATTTATCAACGACCGTCGTACGACGGCCGTTGTAGGTCTTGTATTTGTATTATTAATCATTCATATAGGAGGTATATATGGATCTAACTGGTGTGAAGAAGATTAAATTCAACACACTTAACCCTGAAGAAGTTGAAATTCTTCTTCAAAACAACGACGACATTGGCTACAACGGACCAATGCATGACATCGATGAATACGGTGAAAATGCATTCATCATTGTAGGCCATATAGACGATATTCTAGACTTTATAATAGAACTCTCTCGTCACAACTTAACTATGTTTCAAGCGGAAGATTTACGTCTTCCAGAAGTTAAGTTCGGTTAACGTTTAAGGTTGAACCCCGCCAGCGGTTTATTACTCAAGCTGGTATTTGCAACGAGCGCCTGGCGGCGCTCGTTGTTGGTTTGTTATTTGTATTATTAATTATTATTTATAGGTATTTATTATGTTTAAAGTAATTGTTGCAGGTGGTCGTGATTTTGCTGATTATGATCTTCTTAAATCTAAATTAGATAATCTCTTGGTCAATCGTGATCCTGTTGAGATTGTCTCGGGCACTGCTCGTGGTGCAGATAAATTGGGGGAGTTTTATGCTAAAAGATCCCAATTAGCTGTTGCACTCTTCCCAGCTGACTGGGATTTGTATGGCAAATCAGCTGGCTACAAGCGCAACGCTCAAATGGCTGATTATGCAGATGCATTGGTGGCATTCTGGGATGGCAAATCCCGTGGCACCATGCACATGATCAATCTAGCCAAATCAGCTGGGCTTCAGGTTCGTGTAGTTAATTATTAACTACACGACCTATTCAACGCTCACCTAACAGTGAGCGTTGTTGGTTTTAGTTGTGCAAATTCAATTTAAAGGCTCGTGGAGCCTAAAGATGGGGACTATACACTCTCCCCATGCCTCCTACTCTACTAGTGAGTAGGGGGAATATTATTTTTTCAACGCTCACTCTACAGTGAGCGTTGTTGGTTTGGTATTTGTATTATTAATTTAGGAGAAATATATGAATATATGGTATAGCTCTGGTGAGAACGCTTGGTTAAGTAATTTAGCTGTGCGCCCTTTTAAAGATAAGCTTGGAAGAGATTATGTAAGCGTGGAGCACGCTTACCAATCTTGGAAGTGCGGTATCTTTGATGAAATAACTTATAAAAAGCCGTGGAAAGCTGGCTCTAAATTTATAGGAAGAGGAGGGACTAAAACTTTGAATGACTGGAACTTGGGCTTAATGCGCTTGATTATGCGTACTAGCTTTGAGCAAAATCCTGCCATTTATGACGCTCTAACCAAACTATATTCCGAAGGTAATGTGTTTACGCATAACCAAGATAGAGGAATATGGAGAGAAGAGTTTCCTAAAATCTTGAAAGAGATAGCAACCAGCGCTTAACAGCGTTGGTTGTATGTCTTGTATTTGTATTATTAATTTAGGAGATAAAAATGAAAGAAGTAGTTAATGTTATTGAATGTGAAGAATGTAAATGTGTTACTGAAGTTACAACAGACGGAACAGAGGTATTCGTGCCTTTTAACTGTTCTGAATGTGGTTCACATTTTATTGACCAATAATTAAGAAATAGCAACCAGCGCTTAACAGCGTTGGTTGTTACTTTTGTGTGTGCAAATTCAATTTCCAAGGAGGAACTATGGAATTTATCTACAAAGACCCCGAACTCGGGGCATACCTCGCAAAGACCATCACTGGCCTTTGCTTCCCTTGCCTCGAGGCGGAATTCGACAGGCTAGAATTCGTTACCGAATTCGGCCGAGACACTGCGTGGCTCGGAGAGCCCGGTCTGAATTACCGTTACACGGGCAGAGACCACATTGCCAAAGACCTTGCGGACTTTGACATGCTCTCTGATTTCACTGACCTTGCGAGGCGCAACGCCATCGAAATGGGCTTCAACCCTGAAAAGCTACCACTTTTTAACCACCTTTTGATTAACCGATACATCGGCCCTCAAAAGCTGGCAATGCACAAAGACGATGAACCCGAGCTAGTCGGGCCCATTGCATCTTTGAGCATTGGGGCAACAGCACCATTCTACTACGGCAACAAATCAGTTGAAGTACGCCACGGCGACTTCCTGATTGGCAACCGTAGCTTCTTCACCAAGCTTAAACATGGCGTTGGCTCACCAACACCTGTTCAAGTCGCATCCTGCGGATACGATGAAGAAACGACAGGACGCATCGAGGCTAAAGCTCGATACAACCTGACTTGGAGAACCATTACAACCAACGCTTAACAGCGTTTGGTTGTTGGTTTTGTATTTGTATTATTAATTTAGGAGATAAATATGAGTAGAAGAGAATTTTTTATTGAATTTTGGAGAAGACTCCGAAGTTAATTTTGTTGGAACTTGCAACCATCGCTTAACAGCGCTGGTTGTAGGTTTTATTTTTGTGAATTGTATCATTTAGACGAAAGTCGGGAGGACATAATTATGTCAGATACAAATTTTAATAGCACTGCTACTCCTAGAGATGGCAGATCATTGTCCCTTACACCAAAGGGATTCCTTCGTATGAACTGCGTTAGATTAAATGCTAACGCTGGCAAAGAGGGCGCTAGCGCCACCTTGCCAATGGGAAACCTAGTTGAGTATTCATACTTAACAGCTGATGGTTGTCTCGTAGTTAAATTCTGGGATAAACCAGAATTACGCTTCTACCCTGCAGAGCAATCAGTTGCTCAAGCCGAGGCACAAGCGAGCGCTGAAGTAGCTTAACGAACCCTGCCAGTGGTTTATAACTCAAACTGGCATCTATTTTCAACTGATGAAAACAGCGAAAGCGGGAGGGCATACACATGTTCGATTCATCTATACAATTTCTTGGAAATGTTTCCGAGAAACTCATCAATCTAGTTACACCAATAACTAGATCTTTTAAAGGTGTTCCAAATGCATTTGCAATTGGTTACACCCAAAGCAAAATCAATAGACATACCAAAGCTCGTCTAAAAGCAGAGCATTCTATTGCATTAGCACAAGCAAAATCTAAATTAAATTCAGATCCAAAGGAAATGGAAATAGATTTTGTTTAAAGATTGGGGGATTTATTCCCCCTTTTTTTTAATCTTTTTTTAATGTCAATCACAAGTGATTGGCTTTTTAAAAAGAGGAAGAAGTGCGTGCGTGCTTGGTGTACAACCGTCGCTTCCAGCGCCGGTTGTGTGTTTTAGGTGAGTAATTGTATATAAGCGAGTTATTGTTTGTATATTTAAGTAATTGGTTTTTATATTATAGGAGATATATATGCCAGAACATGTAAACATAGACGAAAATATTCGTCAACAAGCGGTTAGCTATACGCACATACCTGAAGAGAAGTATTCAGATATAAAGCGAGTAGTTATTAATAGAAATGAAACTCAAAACACTATAGGAGGTGCTAAATGAGTAAAAAGAAAAGCAGTAATGCTACATTCGTGGATCCAGTAGACTTTGAAGACAAAGGAGAACTGGTTACCCCCCAAAAAACCCCTGAATCTGCGTTTATTCCAGATACTAATGGAGATCCAGAGGGCTCTGAAGAAAGAGCTAGAAAAGACTCTATTGTTTTACCTACATATTATTATGATAAATATGATATTGATAATGAGGGAAAACCAGTATTCAGATCCAGTCGTGTAAAAGCAATTATGGATGTTTTTCATGCTAAAAAAGCAACACCATTAGGCTTTGCAACAGAAGACCAAAAAATTATAGAGAAAGAACAACAAAAGTTTGATCTAGAAGTGGAATTGGTTGTTTCTGGTATAAAACCTTTATTAGATATTGATCCTCAAACAACTGGATACAATTATCTAACATTAGCTACTAGAACATGGGCTGAATTTGTAAGCATAGCTTATGAATACAACGAGTCTATGAATCGTAGTAATCCAGTAGAAGAGCTTCCTACTTGGCTAATTGAAAGAGAGGCTAAAATGTGGGCACTTGGTCGTAAAGCGAGATTAGTTAGAGAGGCTATTTTAGCTGTTGATAACTTATTTGGTATTGGCGATCTTGGCATCCAACCAATGCGAGTACAGACTGAAGTCGAGAGACGCCAGCAACGCATGGCTGAATGGAACTTTAACAACCTAGCTGATAATTCAGAAAAGGTTGCAAAAGAGCTAAACAGTGCCACCTTAAGTCACGCAAAACAAGTATTTACTAGTGCTTAAGTGTTAATGGGATAGAGAGTCAGAACAACCGAAAGGCTCTTTATCGCCCGTCGTTCATAATGCGTTAATTATGAAAGGTGTCCCCTTAACGACCATGCAGGAATGAAAAGTCCTGCACTTTCTACCCTAGTTAACAACGCTCCCCTGTGCTAGGCAAGAAATAAAAATAACAGGGGAGCATTTAATACCTATAGGAGGTGTGCCATGAATATTTTTAAAAAGTTAATCCCTAATAAAAAAACTGACCACAGTTTTTTGGAAACAATGCAAGCAAGAATTGAAATTCTTGAAAGCCAGCTTATGCGGTTAAATAAAGATCTTGAACTCTCTTGTGTACAAATGGATCAAATAGAAAGCACTCAAAATACTCTAGAAGAATTGGCTACAAGAAATTCTTCACTCAACTACGATAATGCTAATAAAATTATGGAACGCTTAAAAGCTGACATTCTTACTAGTTTTTACAATTACTCTGACACTATAACTACTACTGAAGAACGCAGATTACATAAAGCTATGGAAGACGATGTTAAAATGGTATTTGACAATCTTGAAACTGAAATCGGCGAAATCATAAGTGGTAGACAAGATTCTATAACACAAGAAGAAAGTACTTAATTCTTCCCCCCAGAAGAAAACAGTTGGTAGTTATCTGTACTCAAAACTACCAAGTTTTTTTGCAATTAAATAGGAGTTGTGCAATGAATGAAGTTAAATATTGTTTTGTAATTGATCCTTATAAAGAGGAGATTAGAGTTGTGGACTTACCCGAAAATAAGTTAGAGCTCTCTAAAATTTATGAGCTGTTGGAGTGTGCTAGATTTGATGTAAGCACATTAACTCCAGATACAGATGTGCTAATTGATGACGAAGGTTTGCTTATTGAAAACCAACGCTTTTTTAGTATTAATAACCAAGTATTTGCCGGCAATGGATTAATTGTCGGTGCTCCCAACGAAGATGGACATTCAACCACCCCCACCTACCCTGATGACTTTTTGCCAGTAACTTTTATTGGCAATGCAGTCTCTGCTGGTGATTATTTACACGAGGATAGGAAAAAATTATGAATATAGATAAATATGCATTAAAAGAAAGCTTAAGCGATGTTGCCCTAGGCCTTGTTATTGCTTTACCCCTTTCTTTTTCCATCCTTACCTTGTGCCAGTATTATGAATTAAGTATTTTCCTTACATCTATAGCCCAAACCATCCTATTCACAATTGTTGCAGTTGTACGCAAGTATTACATGCGTATTATCTTTAAAAGAGGAGGAAAAAATGAATAAACACAAACATATTGCTGTACCTAAAGAATTTCATGCTGAACTAAAAGCATTTTGTGAAGACTGTGGTATTAGTATGTCATCTTTTGTGCGTGCTGCTTCTAGAAACTACTATGAAACAGTAAGAAAAATACTAGGTATGAGAAAATGACACAAGAAGAAAAAATTGTTTATTTAAACGACTTTGTAACTATAGTTTGCCCCATTCATGGGGATTTTATGGTGCGTGCAAGTGACCATTTAGGGCAAAACCCTGAAGGTATAGCTTATGGTTGTCCAAAATGCGAACATTACACTAACCCCGATAATAAATTGGAAGAACCAATTAGGAGGTCAGATGACACAACATACGAAGAAACTTGAACAACGAAAAAAGGAAATCGAACAAGAAAAACTTGATAAACAAATTGTGCAGTGGGAATACCAAAAAGGCGCAGGATTACATTTTAGAAAAATAACCTACGCCAGTGGTCGAATTGAAACTGTTGAATTTGGAGAAAAGAAGTAGATTGACCGGGCGATCGCTAGAGCTCGTAAACTAGAACAAAGATTGCTGCGATTCTATATTAATGCCCCTGATACTACTTTTAGGCATGGGTTAAGGAATATTACCCTTCATGTACCTCTGAAGTGCGGGTATTGCCGAAAGCACTTCACCAGTTTTTATATGGCTTAACCACCATAACAACGACAGAGGTTTTATGAGGAGTTATCCCCTCGTGCTTAATCTCGAAAGTGTCTTTGAAGTGTAGGCATTGTCAAAAACACTTCACCAGTTTTTTAACACACAGGAGGTGTGCTAATGGAAATAGCTAATATACATATACAAGTTTCTATTGCAGCAGAAGAAGTGGTGTGCAAAGAGGAAGACTTTGAAATACTAAGTCAAGTTGCTCAATATTGTATGGCTTGGAGAGGTGAAATGCTGCAAGAAGAAAATTTAGAAAAACAGATTGCTAATGTTGTGCATACTTATAGAGAACATAATCAACTAACTGAACAAGTTCCACTACTAGTAGGAGTGTGGCTTGAAACCCCAATTCCAGAACCAGAACCCCAAATTAGCTGGGATCCAGTATATAGACCAGAACTACGAGTTTTACAAGGAGGTAAAAATGAACAATCCAATGAAAATGGTTAAATGGCGTGCTACTTTTAATTACCAGAGCCAGCAAATGACTATTGAATTTGACGCTCCTGTTTATAATGAAAATTTTAATTATAAACAAATTGCAAAAGTAACTTTTGCACAACTATTAAAAAATCCAGATTCACCCATCTTTTTAACCAATGTTGAGCCTGTTGAAACATATAAAACAGGCTTATAAAAATCTATAGGAGGATTTATGAACAACATTAACCCAAACGATCTCAAACAA